CGTCCGGCAGCCCGCTCCCGCCCGGAATGAATTCGACGCTGTCCATGTTGCCCTGCCCGGCCTGCCAGCCCGCGCCGGTCTCAACCACCTCATAGATCAGCGTGTCGACGTCGATGAAGCGCCGGATGGCCCAGGTGTACTTGTTGGCCGGATCGCCGAAGGCCGCGTCCGGCGGCGCGAGATAGCCGCGTTCGGTCATCGCAGTTCCAACCGCAACGCGCCACGCGCGAACGTCACCGTCAGGCCCGCCCGCAGGTCTTCCGCCTTGTCCAGCGCGACGCCCTTGATCCAGACGCGGTCATTCGTCCAGAAGCCGATGTAGCGCGCTCTGCCGGCGCGCGTGGCAGGTCCGACCGACAGCTCGCGCGGGTTGCTCAGCGCGCGCGCCTCAACGCGCAGGTCCTGGGGATTGAGCCGGAACGGACCGGCCAGCAAGGCCGCGCCGCTGTCGCCGGGGTCGGCGCTATGCAGGCTGAGCATGCGCGCCGCCGTGGCCTGCTCGCGAAAGATGCGCCGCGTCCACTCCACGCCGGCCATCAGACGCGCTCCAGCTCTTGCCCCGGCCACCACAACGGCGCGCCCGCCTGCGGCGCGTGGAATTCACGCCCGGCCGCGTCGGTCTCGATCACCTCCGCCGTCAGTTCCGACAGCTCGCCTTCCGACAGCTCGCTGAACAGCGCGCCGTCGTCGACGTGCCACGTCTCACGGTAGCGTCCCAGCCGGCTACGCCAGTGAAAACGCCCGCGCGCGTCAAGCTCCCAGGCGTGCCCGGTCGCGTCCATCATGGCGGTCAGCACGTCAAGCACCGTCTGGCGCTCGAAGCGGTAGACCGGAATCAGCGGCGGGGCCATCAGGAACGCGCCCGCCGCGACCGGCAGGATCTCCGCCAGGCCGTCACGCCAGGCGGCGCGCACGATCATGCCGGCCGGAACCTGATAGAACGTCCGGCGAGCGCCGACGCGCCGGATCTCGCACCAGCGCGAGAGCGCCCAGACCGTGACGCGCACGCCGGCCGGTTCCCAGCGTGGCCGGTCAGCGATTCCGCGCCAAATACCGAAGCGCGAGAACACCGTCACGATGAACCCGCCGCGCTCGTCGAGGATCTCCGCGTTCCACGCCGCGCTGGCGCGGCTGATGCGCAGCTCCGCTTTACCGTGCGCGCGCTCGGTGGACGCCGCCCAGGTCACGTCGGCCTCGACGTCAAGCGTGATCCCGAGCCGGTTGGAGAGCGTGACGAGCATCTAAATGCGCAGCCTCTCGGCAAACTCGAACTCAACACTCGCCCCGGTTGAGTTCGTCCAGTCGACGTCGCCCGGCGGCAGGTCAAACAGGCGCACGCCGCCGCTTGGCCGGATCTCGCCGTAGACCGGTCCGACGCCGCCCGCGCCACGGATCGCCAGACTCGCCGCGTCGATCTCCAGCCCGCCGCCGTCGTAGAACGTGTTGACGAGCTCTAACTGCTGCGCGTCGGTGACATTGCGCAAGACACCGTCGGCGCGGTTCGCCGCGACGGTCGCGCTCGTCACCTGCGGCGTCTTCGCGGACTGGAATTCGACCAGCGCCGGCGCGGTCAGCGTCAAACGCCCCCAGTCGAGCGTGTTCGGCAGCGCCGCCAGCGGCTCCAGGCCGATCGCCACGGCTACCGCGCCGGGCGTGCTGACCGTCACGTCCTCGATCGCTTCCACGACGCTCTCCGGCGTGCCTGCGACGTTCCAGGCGCGCGCGGTCACCCAGTCTTCGCTCGCTCTGGGCAGGTACTTGACGACCGCGCGCGCCATGCCGGTCTGCGCTGCCGCCGGCGTCTCGCCTTCGACGATCGGCTCCAGCGTCTCAGGATCGACCCAGAGCGCCTCGAACAGCTCGGCTGGCTTCGGACCGGCGTCGGCGATCACCGTGTCGGTGTCGCCGCCGGCAACGAAGGTCGCGCCGCGTGGCGTGATCGTCATGCTGAGCAGCGGGATCTCCACGCCGTGAAACGCATCCTCGACAAAGTGCAGGTAATAGACGCCCGGCGCGCCGGTCGTGAGCGGCACGCCGATCCACTCGGCAGCCAGCGCCGGGAAGTCGGACGGCTCGGCGACGTTATGCCAGCGGTCCGCGCTATCAAACCCGGATTGATTCGTCACGCCGGTCTCGACGTAGGTGTTGGGGAACGTCGTCTGCCCGAACGTCCATTGCGCGTACCAGGGAAACAACGAACCGCCGGTCGGCGCGCCAGCCGGCCAGGTGGCCGCGTTCTCCGGCGTCGGCTCGCCGTCGTAGTCCGCGATCGTGACGCGCATCACGCGTTCATCGGTTTCGCCCGCTCCGGGCGCGGCATCATCCGCGCCGGCGATGCGGCCCGTCTCGACCTCGAAGCTGAACGTCACCTGGCTGATCTCGACCGGGCTGGCCAGCACCAGGCTATCGGCGTCGTCCGGCAGCGTGACCACCACGCCGGTCGCTTCACGATCGATCAAGCGCACCTCGTCACCGTCCAGCCCGAAGGTGTAGTTGCGGCTCTCGGCATGCCGCGTCGTGATGCCCGGACGCCAGGACAGCGCGGCGCTGCCCGGATTAGCCTGCACGCCGCTGGCGGCGACCTCGACCTGTGTGTCGGTCAGCGTCGTCAGGTCCATGCCGCCGGCGTCGAGGCGGTTGGCATAGTCGCTGTTCGTCACGCCGGTCCCGGTGTAGATGTCGACGTAGGCGCTCTGTCCGGCCTGCGCCGCGGCGCGAAAGATCAGGTCCGTGCCGTCCAGCGCATAGGGCACCTGCAGGCCGTCCAGAAACACGAACGCCTCATCATCGGCGCTCGCCGCGACGCGCCGCGGGAAACTGGCGATGGCGTGCCCGGTGCGGTCCTTGACCGTCAGGCGCCGGCGCGTGCAGCTGTCGCCGCCGGTAAGCGTGATGAGCGGACGCGCCGGCACGTTGCCGCCCACCGTCAGGGGCGACGCGCTGCTGACCACCGTGACCGCCTTCAGCCAGTCCGGCTCGACGAACTCGAACACGCCCACCCAAGTGACCGGCGGCTCTTCCTCGCCGAAATCCAGCACGCTCGCCACGGCGCGGTACTCGGTGTCCGCGTCCTCCGGATCGGTGCGCATTGAGAGCACGCGCGGCCCGCGGTCAGGGTTGAACAGCCCGTAGACCAGCGCGTTGAAGGCATCGTTATCGAGCGCCGAACCTTTAGCGCGGCTGACCCGGAAACGCCGCCGGCGCGCAGCCGGCGTCACCTGTTCGAGGCGCGGCGGCAGGTAGGCGCGCCGCTGCAGGTCGGACTCTGCCGAAACCGGCCCGTCGCCGGACGCGAACATGCGGCAGGCGATGTCGCTGCCGATGTTCAGCGCCGTCGTGTCGATCGCTACCAGCCTGCGCGCCATCTAGTAAATCTCTTCCATGCGGCCACTGATCGTGTCGATGACAAACGTACGCATCTCCTCGGGCCGGATCGGACTCGGCAGGTGCGCCACCACCGTGCGCGCGCCACCTGCCTGCAAGCCGCCCAGCGCGGCCACCAGCGGCGCGAGCTCGCGTCCCATGTGCCCGCCGCCCGCCGCCGCCGGCGCGCTCATGACCGGGCTCGGCAGCTGCATGCCCTGCATCGCGAGCTGGCTCATCTGGCGCATGGCGTCGCGCACCGTGCCGATGTTGCCTTCGATGCCGACGGCCAGGCCGGCCGGGATCTGCGTGCCGATCTGCGCCATCACGCGGCTCGGGCTGAACAGCTCGAGCGCTTTCCTGACCGGCCCGGGGATGGCGTCCTCGACCCACTGCGTGAGCTTCCCAACGAGCCAGTCGGTCGCGCCGTTGATGCCGTCCCAGATGCCGGTCACGAGCGCGTCGCCCAGCTCCGCGGCCTTCGTGAGCAGCGCCGGGACGGCGTCGTCAACGATCCAGTTGCTGATCTTCGTCTGCAGCTTCAAGAGCTCGGTGACGATGAACGGCACGGCGTCTTTGGCGACCCAGCCCACGAACGCTTTGCCCCACTGCGCCAGCTTCGTGCCCAGACTCGGCAGCGCGTCATCGGTAATCCAGTTGACCATCTTCGTGTAGAGCGTCCAGAGCTCGGTCACGATGAAGGGCAGCGCGTCTTTCGCGATCCAGCCGATGAAGGCCGCGCCCCACTCGGCCAGCTTGCCGGTGATGCCGGGCAGCGCCTCCGTGATAATCCAGTTGGTCATCGCGAGCAGGAACTTGCCCAGTTCGAGCAACAGGCCCGGTATCTGTGGCCCGATCCAGGCGATGAACTCCCATGCCATGCTCGCCAGCTTCGTGACGACGCCCGGTATCGCTACCGTCAAAATCCAGGTGTAGATCGCGAGCAGGAACTTCCCGAGCTCGAGCAGCAGCGGCGGGATCTGTGGCGCGATCCATGTGACGAACTCCACGCCCATCGTCAGTAGCTCGCTCGCCAGCTTCGGGATCGTCTCGGTAATGAAGCCCTTGATCGCGTCCCAGATCAGCGGCAGCGCGCCCTCGATCGCCTCCTGCGCGCTCGTCACCCAGCCGGAGGCGCGCTCCCAGGCCGCCGTCCAGTCGCCGTCGAGCAGGTCCTTGACCAGCCCGACGACCTCTTCGACGACGACGCGGATGGCCTCCATCGCGCCCTCGATGAGCGGCTTGACGAAGCCGATGACCTCGTCGGTGATGTCGCGGATACCGAGGAAATTCTCCTGCCAGGCGAAGCCCAACGCCGCGGCCGCGGCCGCGATCAGCAGGATTGGCCCGACGACCGGCGCGAGCGCGATCAACGTGGCCGCCGCCGCCGCGCCGGCCGTCGCCGCCCAGGTGATGAAGGCCGGCACCAGCACGGCCAGAATCGCGCCGGCCATGGCGATGAATACCGGCTTGTTCTGGTCAACGATCTGCGGGATCTTCACGAGCGTCGGCAGCAGCTTGTTCGTGACGAAATCCACGATCATCAGCAGCGGCGGCAAGAGGATCGAACCGACCTGCAGCTTCAGCACGGCCATCGACGCGCCGAACTTGGCGAACGAGCGCGCGCCGCCCTCGCCCATGCGGTCGTAGGCGGTCTGCGTCGCGCCAGCGCTGGCGTCCATCTCGGCGAGATTGTTGCGGAACGTTTCGGCGCCGGTCCCGGTCAGCGCCAGCGCCGCCGCGCCCGCTTCCACCGAGCCGAACAGGTCGTTGATCCCGACGCCGCTGTCGGCCGCGTGTTCCGCGAGAATGTCCAGCGCGTCGGCAGTATTGCCGCCGCCGTCAATGAACTGCTTGAAGGTCTTGCCGGTCAGGTCCTTGAACAGGTCAGCGGTCACGCCGCCATCCTTGGAGAGCTCGACGAACGCCTGGCGCATCTGCGTGGTCGCGACGCTGGTCGGCGTGCCCTGCGCGGTCATGGCCGCGATCGCCGCGGTGACGTCGCCGAAGCCGACGCCCAGCGCGGCCGCCGTCGGCACGACGTTGAACAGCGACCCGGAGAGCTGCTCCATGTCCGTCTTGCCCAGCTTGACCGCCGTGAACATCAGGTCGCTGGCCTCGGTCGCGCCACTGATGTTGTCACCGTAGGCGTTGACGACCGAGCTGATGCCGTCGACCGCCGTGGTCAGGTCGGTGACGCCGCCCTCGGCGGCCTTCTGGCTCGTCTCCAGGAACTCGAAGACGTTGCCGGGCGGCACGCCGGCCGAGATCGCCTGGTAGAGCGCCGGCACGACTTCTTCCGGCAGGACGCCCATCTCCTTGGCGAAATCCTTGACCTGCCCGGTCATATCGCCCATGGCCTCATCGGTGATGCCGGGCATCAGCGTGAAGACCTCGTTCATGCCGGTCTCGAACTCGCCGAATGAGGAGAGCGAGCCGGTCACGAACGAGCCCACGGCGAGTCCCGCGCCGGCCACCGCGCCGCCGATGACGAGCCCGGCCTTGCCACCGAAGCGATCGAGGAAGCCGCCACCCTTGGTTTCAGCCGTGCTCAAGCTCGTGTCGTAGGAGCTGGTGTCGAGCTTGAGTTCCGCGAACAGTTCGCCGACCTTCACGAAGAGCGTCCATTCTTGCTGTGCCGCTTGCCGCCGGTGATCGACTGCCAGAAGGCGTCGAACGCCGCCGGATTGCGGTCCGCGTCGATGACGTGATCCGCCACCCGGTCATAGCTGCCGCGCTTGCCCGCGCGCGGCTTGCGCGCCTGCAACTGCGCGACCAGCGCGCTGTTCGGGCCAAGCCCGCCAAGCAACACACGAAAACGCCGCCAGCTCATCGCCGGCAGCGCGTCCATCAGGTCTATCTGGTACTGCGAGATGAAGTCGGCTTCGATCAGTTCCCATTCTTCGAGGACGTTGAAGCGGACCGCTCCGGCTGGCGTTTTCCCAGGCCGTCAGCTTGCTCGACGTCGCCGCGATAGCGATCCATGATCTGCCCGAGCAGCCAGTAGAACTCGGTCATCGTCAGCTTGTGCTTGCGCACCATGGCCTGCAAGGTCTCGTCGCCGACGATGTCGTTCAGCATACCCAGCGCCAGATTCGCGGGCATCTCGGAGAGCTCGGCGTCCGCGCCGTGTTCCTCCATGAAGGCCATCAGGTCGAGCATGACCGTGGCCGGCATCGTCGCCGGGATCTCGATCTCGTCGTCGCCAAAATCGATCACGATCGGGTCGGGATCGCGCTGGCGCTGGCGGAACTGCGCGAAGGCGATGACCTTCCTGCGCTCGGGTATCGTGTTGCTCATCTACGCCCTTCCCAGACGTGCCGCCGCTAGGCCGCGACCAGCGCGCCGGTCACTTCGAGCTCGACATCCCAGGTCGACAGATCGTCCGAGCCGCCACCGAACGGCGTCACCTCGACCGTCGCCAGGAACTGCGCCAGCACCGAGCCGTCCGCGCTGGCGGACACGACGCGGAACTCCGCCTCCGCGTCCGCGCCGACTTCCCATGCGTAGCTCTCGACCTCTTCCTGGCCGGGGTCGCGGCTGCCGTCGGTGGGATCGTGCAGGCGCTGGCCGTCCAGCGAGAAGCTCGCGCCACGGCTGACGACCATGTGCTCCTGCCAGTTGCCGGAGTCGTAATCGCGTGTGTCGACCGTGTTCTTGGCGGGCGAGATCGTCAGGCTGTTGATGCCGCCGATATGCAGCCAGACCGGCGTAGCGATGGTGCCCGAGTTGATCTCCAGCGGGAAATTCTTCGCCAGGAGTTTGACGATGGCCATGGTTTTTCTAGCCCTTTCGTTCGTTATGAGAGGTCAAGAAAGAACCCTCTCTATTCGCGGTACGGCGTCGGATTGCGTACCTCAAACTCAAAGTTGTGTGTGAACTCCGCCCGGCCGTTCTGGTCGTTCCCGATGAACGTCGGGTTGCTCTGCAGCGCCATGCAGCGCGTCACGTACGTGCCGTCAGGCAGCGTCACGCCCCCCAATGACTGCAAGGCCGCGTAGATGCTCTCAGCGCGCTGTAAGGCGATCCTGGGGTCGCGTGTGCCGCGGTAGCGCAGCTGCAGTGTCGGGCTGTCGTAGCCCAGCCGGAAGTCCGGCGCCGGCCCGCCTGAAGGCGTCAGGATAACGACCTCGTCAGGCTGCGCCGGCACGGCCGCGATGAACGTGTCGCCGGTGACGCCGAGCTCGTCGAAGTCGAGCAGGCCGAGCCCGTCCAGATAGCGCGCCAGCGCGACCGCGAGGATCACTTCAGCGCCTTCCTGATCGCGTCTCCGATGTGCTTGACCATCGCGTCGTGCTCTTCCTGCATGGTCTTCTCAAGCCACTTCGCGCGGCGTCCCGCGGCGTGCTGGTAGCTCATCTCTTCGTGCTGTCTGCGCGCGTACTTGGAGTCGTAGGCGATGACCGCCGTGAGCTTGTCACGGTCCACGTCGGTGAAGCCTGAACGCTCCAGCGTGCCCTCTTCGAGCGGCACGCTGCGGTTCGCGACTTCCAGGCCGTATTCAGCGGCTTCGTAGAGCCCATTGCCCGCGCCTTCACGAGCGTTGTCTTTGGCCTCTCGGATGTGCCACTTGCTAGGCAAGACTGACCTCGATGTGATGCGGCTTGCCGGTCGGCCCCGGCTGGCTGCCGACCGTCAGGACGTCGTGCGCCGCGCCATCCCAGATCACCTTCGACTGCGTCGGCAGGTTCGCGCCCGGCAGGCAGAACAGGCGCGCCATCGCGGTCGTCTCTTCACCGTCCGGCGTCAGGACCGTATGCACGCGTGCCTCGATACGGCACTTCAGCATGTAGCCCGCACCGTACTGCGGACCGTACGCGCCCTCGCCGATATACGGCTCGACCGTGACGGTCTGCCTGAACATCCAGCGCGGCGCGACGATCATTGGACGCCTACCCGCCGGTCGAGCAGCCCCGCCAGGAACAGATGCCGCCGCGCTCTGGGAGCGAGCTTCACATCCTGCGCGCGGTTACCCTGCCCGTAGGTCAGACTGAGACTGCCAACGCTGTAGCCCTGCACGTTCATGCCGAGCTCAGTATCCTCGCCCGCCGACAGCCACCATTCGACCTGCGCGCAGACCGCATCGCGCGCGCCCTCGACGTGCTCGTCGTCTTCGGCGTCCACGCGGTCAAGCGTGATCGCGTCGACCAGCTCGGAGGCGCGTGCAAGCAAGCGGTCCTGCTCTTCGCTGCTGGGCAGCTCCAGTTCGCTGCCGGCGTAGGCCAGCAGGTCGGCGGCTGTGGCGTAGGCCATCGCTAGTCCCGGCCCTCTCGAATCAACGTGATGATCTGCGTGTTCGTGGCCCGTTTGGGCACGTCAAGGCCCAGCGCGCCGGCAATCTCCAGCAACTGCGCTTTGCTCAGGTTCTCGAGATGTCCCTGTGATTCAGGCGGCGTCTCGGACTCAGACGACGCGACCAGCTCGAAGCGGTTCGAGCGGCTATACAGCCGGTGCCGGTTCGTGCCCGGCCACGCCTGCACGCTGCCGCCGCCATCGATCCGTCTGAAGCTGTCCATCTACGGCTCGATGACCGCGACGGTCAGATCGGCCACGCCGTCATAGTCGACGTACACGCGGCCCGCGTCTGTGCCGCCCTGGGGGCGGTTATAGACGCTGGGCGGCAAGCTGCCGGCGATCCATTGCTCGCCGAACGCGACGTTGAACGTCGCCTCGGCGACCGCCAGCCCGTCGACCGTCGCCGGCGTCTGCAACGTGACCGCGACGGCGGTATCGACGCTGTCGTTCTTGAACACCATGATCGCGTTGCCGTCGTTCAGGAAGCTGTTCCCGTCAACGTTGGCAGCCTCAAAGGTCAGTTCCGCGCCCGGCCCCGCCTGCTGCTTCGTGATCTCAGTTCTCGCCATCTGGCTCGTCTCCCGTCTCGTCGCCCGCGTCGACTACGTCCGGTTCCCCGGGCGCGTCCGCGTCGACCGTATCCGCTGGCTCGTCAGCCTCGTCAGCGGGCTCCACGTCTCCGGCATCATCCTCGGGCTCCTCGGGCTCCTCGGGCTCCTCGCCCACGTCAGGCCCGAGCGTGTGACGCAGGAAGCCGACGAGCCGCGCCTTGACCGGACGCGCGCCCAGCGGGCTCAGGTCGATGTCGTGTTCGCCGGCAAGCGCCGTGAGTTCCGCGATACTCAGCTCGAAGAACGCGTCCTCCGCGTCGGCTTCGGGGAAGTCGTCCGCTTCTTGAACTTGCCGTTCTTGAAGCGCCGCCTGCGCTTCAGCTGCGACGCGGGCTTGCGCGCGGCGAGCGCGATTGAATGCTGCAAGGCCCATCTCCATTCACTCCGTTCTCTCAATCAACCAGCGCGAACAGTCCGCTAGGCCGCTTCGGCGATCAGGTGATCGAACTTGACGATGCGGACGTTCTTGTTCTCGTAAACCCGCGTCCAGTTAGCCGCCGTCGCCAGCTCCACGTTCGTCGGGCTGTCGCCGGCAACGCTCGATTCCTGCCAGGCCACGCCGCGTGGATGCAGGATGAAGTGTCGCCGGTTGATGAGGTAGTCCACGCCGGCCAGGCTGTCGCGGTCGGTCTCGGTTGGCACCGGCGCGCCACCCTCGCCCATGCCGATCGCCCCCGCGCCGAAGATGTAGGTCGTGTAGACATCCTCCGCGCCGCCGGTGTCGACCGGCATGCCGTCATCCACGATCACGCGCGTGCCCATATAGGTCGGGATGTCCATCGCCGCCTGGCTGTCGCGGATGAACTCGATCAAGTCTTCTTTGAGCATCAGGCCGTAGGTCTGCGAATGCACGGCCATGGCCGTCAGCCGCCCCTGCGCGTCGCCGAGCGTCAGCTTGGCGTCGATGAAGGTGTTCGCGGAGAACACCCCCGCCGCAGCGGCCTCCGCGCTGATGTCGTGGATGTTGCCGGCCATCGAAGCCGCCGCGAAGATGCCGTCGAGGATCGCCAGAAGCGTGACCTGCTCGCGTCGCGCCCAGTAGGCCGCCACCAGATCAGCGATCGCGCCCATCGGATCGTCACCGGAAAGCGCCGTCGCCAGATCGTTGACCGACCAGGCGCGGCCACGCATCAACAGGCGCGCCATGTCTTTGTCGGCCGTGATGCCGCCCGGCGTCAGCGCCGTGCCGCCGTCGGCCAGCACCTCGTCCGCGCCGGTCAGGTCTTCCCAGAACGGCATGTTGATGATGATGCCGCCCAGTGCCGCCAGGCGGTCAAGCTCGGGATTGCTCGACACGATGCCGGCGGCGCGCAACGCGGAAAGCTCGGCGGTGCGCTGGATCACATACGGGTTGAACACCTCGGGAACGATGACATCGGAAATGTCCGTTGCCATGTCTCACACTCTTTCGTTTGTCGCGAATTGAAGGTTGCCTCACCCCGACGGCGCGCCTACGGTGAAGCGATGTACCAGATGTCGATCGGATCGCCGTCGAGCGCGCTGCTCAGATCGACCGTGTTGGCTTTCAGATCGGTGGCATCGACCACGACCGTCGGCGGCGTGGCCTCGCGCACGCCATCCTTGGCGGCGAACAGCACCGTATTGGCGGGCAAGCGCTCAGGCAGGCCGATGATGTCGCCGAAGCCGATCGCCGTCGTCGCGCCGGTGCCGTCGTGCGCCGGGATCGTAATGCTCGTCACGCTCGCGAACGCCAGCGCGCCGGCCACGATGCCCGCCGTATCAACGGTGAAGGCCGGCAAGTCTTCGGTGATCGCGTTGCCGCCGGCGTCGAGACCGTCGATCGTCACCTGGATCGCGCCGATGTCGCCGGCGGTGCCGCCGGCCGTCGCCGTGATGTTGCGCGGATAGGGCGGGTTCGTGATCGCCGTCGTGACGACGACCTCTTCCCCGGTGTCCGTGACCGCCGCATGCACGCCAGCGGCAGCCGCCGCGACCGCTTGCGCGGCATTCAGGCTAAGACGCCGGACATACGGCGCGGTGACCTGTGGGAAGCCTCGGAGAAAACGCGGAATGCGCGCTGCCATGTGGCCTCATCCTCTCGCTTCACGTTGCAACTGCGTCGCCAAAGCCGGGTTCTCTCTGAGAATGCGGCCCTGCTCGGTCAGGTTGCGGGTTTCTTTCTTCCATGGGTTCATCGCCGGCGGTTTGTTGCCGCCGGCAAAGTCGCCGCCGCCGCGCTCATTGCCGTTGCCGGCTTTCAGCTCGGGGACGTCGTCGAGCACCTGCTCGATCGCCGCCTTGATCGCTTCCTCGTCGGGCTCGCCGTCATCGTCGACCGTGACGTCCGACAGGTCCGCCAGGCGCACCGCGTAGGCCACGCGCGCCGCAGTCACCCCAAGCTCGCTGGCGATCGCCCGCGCGGCCGTCTTGACGAGCCGCTCGTTGGCTTTCGCGATGGCGGTGGCGCGCTCCTGTTCGGCCTTGTCGGCTTTCTGCTTCGCCTTCTCAAGGTCGGTCTGCGCCTGGTCGGCGGCGTCACGCTGTGCCTTGGCGGCCGCCAGCATCGCGTCAGCCGATTCAAAGCCCAGCTCTTCGGCCTGCGCTTTCAGGCGGGCTTTGGCCTCGCGATCCATGCGGCGTGTGAACGCGCCCTGGTTCGCGAAGGTCGCAAACGGCTCCGCCTCGCCCCCGTTCCCGCCGGGGTTCGCGTCGTCGGGCGGGTTGCCGCCCGTGGGATCTTCGGCGCCGTCGTCACCAGGCGGGTTCGCTTGCAGCATCAGCCACATGTACGGCGCGAGCCGTAGCAGCGTGCGGAACATCGTCGTCTGTCCTTTCGAGAGCCGGAATTTGCTACCGCGCCTTACCGTGGGCGCTTCTGGCGGGATTACCGGCCCGCCGGCCGTGGTCTGGGTAGCAGGGATCGAACCTGCGGCCTCCTGGTCCCAAGCCAGGCGCGCTACCGCTGCGCTACACCCAGAATCTATGTTGCCGCTGTGACCTGCTCGCGTGCGTACTGCCGCCGCCGGTCGGTCTCTTTCACGAAGTCACGCATCTTGCTCTGCCACTGTTCCCGATGGCGCTTGGCGTACTCTTTCGCCTCGGGCGTCATCGCCGCCGTCTCGCGCCGTTTCCAGCTCCGGATATGGCGTTCGAGCTGGCGCTGCCGCTGGCGCTCTTCGTAGGCGTCCTCGCGTTCGGCGACCTGGCGCTGTCGCTTCGTCAAGCCCGGCACAAAGATCCCGACCGAATGCCGGCAGTTGGGATGGAACAGCCCCGCGCTGGTCGCCTCGCCCACCGTCCCGGCAACGCTGATCTCCGCGCCATCGCCGGTGCGGAAGCGTCCCGCCGTCCGGCCGCTAAGCGACAACACACGCCCTTCCCACGGCGCGCAAATGGGGCAATTCTCCGGCGCGTCCGAGACGATCACCAGATCCTGCCCGTTCTCCACTAGCGTGTTGAGATGCCCCTGCACCGCTGCTCTACCGAGCCCGGTCCGCGCCGTCATCTCCGCATAGGTCGACGCCTCCCAGTGCCGCCCCGCGCTATCGACAAAGCCCGATAGACCACGTTTCGCCAGCTCGTCGAGAATGCGCTGCGTGGCCTGGCGGCGCGTTTCCACCCCCACCGCGCCGAGCCGTAGCCCTTCCGCGACGGCATCACGGTAACCATCGAGCGCCTGCCGCAAGATGCCCAGATGCGTCGACTGCAAGCCCAGCGCGGCCTCGTTCAGCAACGCCTCGGCTAACGCGACGTTCGTACGTGGCAGCGTCGCGCGGATGCCCGCAACGCCCAGATCGGCAAGCGCCCCATTGACGCCCGCTTCAAGCGCCGCCCCAAGGTCCAACGCGAGCTGCTGATAGCCCGCGTCAGCGACGCCCGCCAGCACGGCCTCGATCTCCCGGCGTAGCGCCGTCAGCTCCGCGAGCTTGATCTCAGCCCAGGCCGGCGCGGCCATACCGGCGGCGAGCCGTGACTGCAGGAGCTGGATGATCGCCAGCTCCGCCTCGCTGTACAGCCGGCCAAGCTCGACGGCCTGCGCTTCGACCTGGGCCGGCGAGATGGTCACTCGGCAACGATCACATCATCGACGTCGAAACATCGCCCCAGGAACATGCGCCAGACGACGAAATGCCGTTGCTCACTCTCGAAGTAGGTCGTGCGATACGTACACGGCCAAAGTTGCTTGAGTCGCCAGATCCACTTGTTCACCTACGCTACCCCTATCTGTATCGGGTCTTCGACCGCCAGTCCCTGCTCGGCCCGAATGCGCTGGACTTCCGCGTCAACCTGCTCCTGCTCCCAGTCCGGGTGCATCATCGTGACCTTGATCTCCGTCGACACCGCGCCGGCGCGGTTCAACAGCTCGATCGTCGTGGCCGTCTCCTGCTCGTCCGGCGTCAGGCTGTCCGCCATCTGCACACGCGGCCTGAACACCGGCGTCGAGCGCTCGAAGACCATGCGGTCGATCGCCAGCAACACGAGGCCCAGATCAGCCAGCGGACTCTCCCAGTAGCGCCGCTTGCGCTGCTGCGTCTGGAGCGTCTTGCGCTCGCGCACGCGCAGCGCCGTGCCGCTCTCCGCCTGGCCCTCGATGTCGAGCCCGAACGTCTGCGGCGCGTAGCCCGCGTTCCCCACAATCGCGGCGACCAGCGCCTTCGACGTCTGCTCATGTTCCGTCACGCGCAGCTCGAACTGATTCTCGGTGATGCCCTGATCCGTGCCCGGCGCGATGTCGAGCGGCGTGAACACTTCCGCGTCGACGTCGAACTCGAAGCGTCCCTGCGCGCTGCGGCTCAGGAATTCCTCGGGCACCAGGATGCGGCTCTTGCCCAGGCGAATGTCGCGCATCCAGCTCGTCCAGGTTTCGTCGAGCGCGTCCATCAGCCCTTCGGCGCCACTGTAATCGCTCTGCCCGAGCGCCGAGCCACGGAAACGCCGGTTGGGGCGCGTGTTCGGGATGTAACGCACGGCCATCATCGCCTTGTCCGGCAACGTCACGACGTCCTGCAGCGTGGCCGTCTCGGCGCTCTGTTCGAGCGGCACGCGCGCCCCCAGGTTGTCGGCAGTGCCGCGGTACAGGCCATGTTCGATCCTGCCGGGTTCGTGCCGCTCCAGGTGACGCAGATAGGTCACGCCGTCGCAGTCGACCAGCCGCCAGAGCGTGCAGGCCACCAGCCGCCCGTAGCGAAACTCCGGCAACGCCATATCCGGCTGCACGATCGTCAGCAACGGGAGGGGCGCGAGCGCCTTATCCCAGTCGACCTTCAGCAGCACGCCGCCGAGCGCGGCGCACGCGTCCGCGGCTTCGGTCAACCGTCCGTCGATGTTGCCCTCGCGCAGGATCTCGGCAAGCCGCTCTTCGGCCCGTTTCGCGTCCGCTGGCGCGTTCTGTTCGTGCGCTTCGGCCACCGCGAATCTGGGCTGCTCGCCGAACAGCAACGCCGCGTTGACGGACGCCATGTCGCCGGCGAGCGGGACATGCAGCTGCGAACGCGTCTGATGCTCGACCGTCGTGCGGCTGGTACGCGACCAGAAGCGCCACCACGGCTGCCGCGTCGTGGTCGTGATCGTGCCGCCATAGAACGCGGCCAGATCGGCGGTGCTGCCGGAGTACCAGGCGGACCACTCGGCATAAGCGAGGTAGACGTCGCGCCATTCCTCAGGCGGCCAAATGATGGACTCGGCTGGCAGTGGCATCAGATGACGGCTCTCAGCGCGTTGAGGATGCGCATGACATCCGTACCAGTTGCACCAGCGTAGCCGGTATTAGGCACGCGCTGAATATCCCAAGCCTTGATAACGCCCCAAATTGCCTGGAACTCCTTGCTCTCAATATCCTGCTGTGACGGTTGGTTCTCGGGTGAACCGTCGATGCCAGCCTCGGTCAGATAGTCAATAGGCTGCCTGTTCACTACGCAGCCTCCCGAGTTCCGCGTATCTCAATATGGCCAGTTACAACCGATTCGCAAATATGATCCCCGCACGTTTTGCACGCATGCTTCCCGAACATGATCGCCCAGCCATCCTCACCGGCCATCACTTCAGGACACCGCTCTATGAACTCACCGTTCAGAAACGGCCCTAATACAAAGTTGCGTGTTCCAAATCGAACCGCGAAATGATTGCCCCCCTGTGGCGTGTCCGCGAGCGATTCGACCGGGAACGCTTCTGGCTGACAGTTTCGGCACTTGCACTGGTGTTCAGCCATCTACGCGGCCTCCTGATAACGTGTTCCGGCCCAGCGCCGCCAGACCTTCTGGGTGCCTCTGCACAAATATCTCACAGTGTCCGGACCATGGTCCGTGACCTTCATCGGCTTGTCCTCACCGCGCGCCTGCGCCTTCGGGTCCCAGCCGTAGCCGGTCATCTCCTCGACCGTCGCCCGCGTCGTTGGACCGACGAACGCGAGTTGGTCGTTGCCAAGTAGCGTCGAGACGTCGCGGATGCCGTCGAGCACCGCGTTGTCGGCCGGCGTCACGCCGCGCACCTTGTCGCGGTAGAGCTGCGCCATGAACGATGCCGCGCTCGGATCAACGAACGTCCAGCGTGGCTCGATCCTGAGACGCGCGGTCCAGTTGCGGAACGCCTTGCTGTAGTCGGCATCGGTCATCTGCCGTCCCGCCAGGCGGCTGTCGTGCCGCCATTCGTCGTGGATGTAGAGGCGCTGAGCGACCTGCGAGGCCATCAGGAACACCGCAGGATTGACCGTCCCGTAGTCGCTGCCCGCCCATGACTGGATGATCGCGACAGGCTGCTTCTGCGCGTCCTGCGGCAGCGTGGCCACGACATGCCGGCTTTCGTCAAACATGTCGAACACAGCGCCTTCAGCCAGCGCCCACTCGCCGTCGATGTAGCGCCGTTTCCAGAGTCCGACGTACTCACGTCGCAATGCCGCGACGTAACCTTGGTCGAGCGACGGATTATCGTCAAGCCGGAACTGAAACACCCGCAGATCGAGATCCTTCTCGCGATCGACGTACTTCTTCTTCAGCCAGTGCGCCGGGCTGTCCGTGTTGGTCGTGCCGAATAGCCGCGCGCCACGGACCGACAACCGCGAGAGCAGCATCGTCCAGAACGATTCCGGCGCAAGCGTGATCTCGTCACCGTATGCGCCGGCAAGCGTCAGGCCGCGAATCTTGCCTTCCGAGCGTTCATCGTTCGCGCCGGCCAGGTAGACCCTGCGACCGAAGATGAAGCATTCTCCGGAACCGCTGACGAGCCGGAAATCGGCCTCGTCGAGCAGCTCCGCCAGCGGGTCGAGAATGTTGCGTTTCAACGTGCGCTCGGTGCGTCCAAACATCAGCAGCTCACCGGGCGGGCCATCGAGCACGAACAGCAGCCAGGCAATCAGGCTAGAGAACGTCTTCCCGGAACGCACGCTACCGACCCACAGATTGATCCGTTCCGTCGCTGCCCGGATGCTCTGATACTGTGTCCGGCTCATCCGTGTAAGTGGCATCGTGGAACTCAAGGAATCCACGGAGGTAGCCGCCGCGACGCTCATTCGATTCGTCCTCTTGGCGGCGCTTGTCGAACATCACGGCGGTCCCGACCGTGAGCCCCTGAAAGTAACGCGGCCCATCCATGTCTTTGAGTAACTCGCGTGCCTTGTCAATAAATTCCGCAATCGTCGCGAGCCGTTCATCGCGTCCATAACGGCGGCGCGCCTCGTTCGCGTTTTCAGTGTTCGTATGTCCGAAGACATGCCCGGCATCGCGAGCAATTCTGCTTACCGTGTCTGGCGACCGCTCGAACTCTCTGGCTAGCTGATTACAGCTCTTGCCGGTGCCGAGGGCAGCGATAATCGACGCGCGTTCCTGTTCGGATACTCGCGTTCGTTTGGCCACATTCACCAGCTCCTGGGCATAAAGAAAACCGGCACGTTGGCCGGCTGACACACTTCTCAGTTGTGACATAATCCTACGCCTGTTGGAAACCTGCCGTCAATCGGGGATATTCTTAGACCGGTACATGCTTCCATCCTCGCCATACCGGGCA